AATGAACGCTAAAAAAACACTGTTTTGTAACTGTTTAGTTATCAATAACTTCTGCTTCTGCACAGTGAAATATTTTGCAAGCGTGTGGGCGATTATGCATGCGTTTAATTCTGGGAGGGTTTAAAAAAAATGAACAACGGATCAACGTTTGATAATTCAGATAAGATGTTAAAAGTTGCTGTAAATTCTTTGCAGCGTACTTTATTTGTTGAAAGAATTTGTATTGATCCTTACTTTCCAAAAGACAGAATAATACCTTATGATATAGATAATCTATATCCTAATAAAATTAAGAGCATTGCTCAGCGTTCTGGGACGACAATGTCGGCTATAGGAACGCTGGCGGCTTTTATTTCTGGCGATGGGTTCGCCGGGATGGATACGGTTGTAAATTATGAAGGTCAAACACTTTGGGATATTCTTAATCACACAAGCTTTTCAAAAAGCATGTTTGGCGGCTACGCACTTCATTTTAATTTTAACGCACTTGGTCAGATTTGCGAAATAAATCCTATCAATTTTGAATTTGTTAGATGGGCAAAGGACTTGGATCATCTCGTTGTAAATCCCGATTGGTTTCGTCGTAACATGCGGAAAAATGAAGTTGAATATCATCATTTTGATCCTAGTGAGGTTTTAAAAGAAATTCAGGAGGTTGGAATTGATAATTACAAAGGACAGATATTATACTCGATTCCTTGTAAATCAGATTGGTACACGGTTTGCAATTGGGATAGCGTTCTTGACGATGCGCAATTGGAAGCTGAAGCAAAATTGTACGGGCTTTCTTCAATTCAAAATGATTATAGTTTATCGGGTATATTAAGCTATCCGAAAGCGCTAACCGATCAGGATGAGATTGATAAAATAAAGAAAGATATTGCTGGAGATAAAGGCAGCGCAAACGCGGGGGGTGTTCGCGTGGTTGGTTCTATGCCTTCAGAAAATTTAAATAACTGGAGATGGTTCACGCCAATCTCAAGAAATAATATTGATACACTTCATAAAAATCAAAAAGAAGATGCTAAGTTTAATATTTATGCAGCTTTCAGGCAGCCTCCTATTTTAAACGGTGTTGCAACTTCTGGTATGTTTAACCAGGAAAGCTTTGTAGATGCCTTTAATTATTACAATGCGCAAACCGAAACAGAACGAAAAGAGATTGAAAAGCAGCTAACTAAAATATTAAGTGTTAGTATTTTCCAGATTAAAGTAGTTCAAATCACACCTAAAAAATATGTTCCGGGCGGTGTAGCAACTCCGGTGCAACCTGGTGACCCTGCTCAACCTATAGCGGCTGAAGTTAACAACACACTCACAAATCTAACAGGCCGTAAATTACAGGGCGTTTTCAGGATCACACGAAAATATAAACAATCTGATTTAACATACGACCAAGCGGCTCAATTGTTAGCTGACGGATTCGGATTTAATGAGGAGCAAATCAAGATATGGTTAATAAACGACGACGGAAATGAGTGAAACTATACTAATAACAATAGCGGACGTAAGCGAATACAGAAGGATTGATCCTAAGTTTGACATTAACCGGTTTAATGGATTCGCAAAAGAAGTGCAAAGAAATAACCTTCGCGACCTTTTAGGGATGTCTTTACACTACGACTTATTTCTTATTCCTACAGCAACTAAATATACGGAACTTGTATCCGGAAAAACTTATAAAGACTCATCAGATAATGATGTTCAGTTCTATGGATTGAAACCTGCAATTTGTTATTGGTGGCTTGCAGTTATGGCGCGCGAAGGTGATTTGTTTCATTCGGCTTATGGAGCTATTGAGCTCGTTAATAATCCGCAGCAGAATTTTGAACGGGCGCGGGAAAAAGAAAGGGTAGCAGTTGGATATATGGAAACGGCACAGACTTACGCAAATGATGCTATTCGATTTTTAAACGCAAATAAAAGTACTTATCCGCTTTGGAAATGTGAGGAGGAAGAAAATAAAACTAATTTCATAAGCTTTAGGGTATGAAAACTTCAATAAATGGACTTAACATAATTAAAGAGTTTGAGGGACTAAGATTAGAAGCTTATAAATGCCCGGCAGGAATTCTAACAATTGGTTACGGTCACACGGGATTAGTTGTCGCAGGTTCAAAAATTACAAAAGAGGAAGCAGAAAGGCTGCTAGTAGTTGACGTAGAAAAATTTGAAAAGAAGCTGAATGATATTATAATTAAGTACTCGTTAAAACTTAATCAAAATAAGTTCGATTCGCTTATTTCGTTTTGTTATAATTTAGGGTTTGGAAATTTCCTGATGTCCACGCTTTTGAAAAAAATACGGGTTAATTCAAACGATCCGACAATTGAAAAAGAATTTCAGCGATGGAATAAAGCAAGTGGGGTAGTTTTACCCGGTTTGACAAAGCGAAGAAAAAAAGAAAGTTTACTTTATTTTGGATACTTATGAAAACAATAATCAACAAAGCAGCAACTTTAAAAGAAAATTACTACAAACCTACTTCGGCAAAATGGAGAAAAATAGGCGACGCTATACAAGACATTGCTGTTATAGGAAGCGCGGCTATAGTTTTGATCTCTGCCCCTCCCGCTTGGATTCCTGTTGCCATAATTGCCATTGGCCGGTTAGGAAAAATCATAACTAATTTTGCAACTGAGTAAAATTTTGCTTATATTTGATGAACTTTAAACGTTTAAAAATTATGGAAGATACAAGAAAGGGTTTCCTTACCCCAGAACAGGAAAAACAAATTGACAACCTTATTGAGTTAAAAGGATTAGCTGAAGCGTTGGATGGGCCTGCGATTTCTTTAGCAGACAATCAAGGTTTGGAAAGACTTAAACCAGCAATTCTGGAAAAATATCCAGACGCGTTGCCGGTTATATACGAAATTGTAGACGCAATTTTTGATGCGCTACCAAAAAAATATGAGTAGATTGATTTTTTCATGTTATTAGGGTTGGAGCCTTCGGAGTAATTCGAAGGCTTTTTTTTATTCGTTAGTGTAAGATTTTAGTACGTTCGTCAAAACAACGTAACAAAACGGCAAAAGTTTGCGTATAATTAGTATATTTGATAACACTTAATACTTACGACAAATGAAAACGCAGATAAACAAAGCTTTTAAACAGGCTGAAAACTATATCAAAGAGGTAACTAACGAACTTCGTAACTTACAAATACAGTTAGTTCTTAGTCAGAACACTGGTAACCTTGAAATGTTATGAAAACGACATTAAATAAAGAAATAGAAAGACGCGAGTTGCTTATTCGTAGGCAGCAGACAACCCTTGCAACTCTAATTTTAATAAATAAAAGCAATGAAAAAAAGTGAAATTATAGACCTTATAAAGGCCGGAAACGTTGATGTTTTAACCCAAATTCGTGACGGTTACACACGTCACTTGCCTATTGAAATCATTCATATTGAAGACCGTGAGTGTTTCCACATCATTGACGAGTATTTGAAAGACAGGATTAAACTTATAAGTTTAGTTGAAGAGCGCGCAGCACTTACCGAAACAGAAGGATTGCATAATATAGCATTTGAGGAACCAAGTTATTTGGTTGTAGCTGTTGTAAATGTTACTCACTACACATCACCAGGTGATTATTGGACGCCAGGTTGCGATGAATACAAAACCGATATAATTGAAATAGAAATAACACCTATGCAATATGACTAACATAAAAATTCATCACTTGGCAATTACAATTCTTAATACAATTAAGCGTAAGGAAAGGCAGCTAAAAGATTTTGAAAAAAGGCTCGAAATAGAACGCGAAAAACCGACTACACTATCATTTCTATGCGCCTCTGAAAAATGGTACGAAGATGAAATTAGGAAAGCAGGGCAAATGATCGCAAAGCTTGAAATGAGATATTTGGAAACATTAAAAAAATTGCATGAAAAAGAATTTCATAACACTTGAAATTCCGCAAAATTTTACTAACTTGCATCCAATTACGTACAAAGTACAAGGCAAAATAAAGTACATTATAATAGAACTAAATGAAAAAGAAACACCGATTTATAAACCTTTCAGAGGTTTCAGAGGAATTAACAGGATCAAAGTTTTCATTAAAAAGAAACTCTTTGTCACCCAAATTCGCCGCGACTATAGACCAATGCCAGGAGGCGGTGGAGGGGATAGTCTCAAACGCTAAATTAACAAAGGATCAAGAAAAACAGGCTAAAAATATGCAGATATGATCTGGTTAATATTATCATGTATTTGTTTCTTGATATTTATTATCGAGATAATAAACGCAGGCGAGGATAATTCATCGCTAACATAATGAAGTTGTGCAGGTTCGAATCCTGCCAACTTCACGAATTTTTAACTAACTCATAATAACATGGAAAAAGAATCAACGCCGGATACTACTCAGGCCGAAAGAAAACTACCTACCTTATTAGAAATTGTCAGCGGTGACATTCCTATGCAGGCTAAACAGGCGCAATTAAGCGTACTTTTAAACCAGAAACCTCCTGAAACTTGGCTTAAAAAACATCCCATGGCCGCTTCAGTAACTTACATCCCAATTGACAAAATCGAGTATCTATTAACTAGCATTTTTTTAAACTGGCACGTTGAAATTAGGCAGGTTCAAACTATTGCCAATAGCGCAGTTGTAACAGTTCGATTGTTTTATGTAGATCCTATTTCGGGTTTAGAATTATGGCAAGACGGTGTCGGGGCTGCGCCTATACACACTAAAAGCGGCAAGGGCGCGATGGATTGGAATGAGGTAAATACTGACAGTGTAATGAAATCAGTTCCGGCGGCTGAAAGTTACGCGGTTAAAGATGCAGCTGAAAAAATAGGTAGGATTTTCGGTAAAGACTTAAATCGAAAAGACTTGGTAAGCTACGAGAAAATTACGGATAGATTTAAAGGAGCTAAAATTACTGAGAAATGAACACAACACTAACAGAAGAACAGAAAACAGCGCGCTTAGGCCGCTTTACAGGATCAGAAATCCATAAACTTATGGGTGCTAAAGGATTCGGAAAAACAGGTGAAACCTATATAATAGAAAAAGTTGCCGAGTTTTTAACAGGCGAACCAACGAAGCAGGAATTTTCAAGTGCTGCAACTAGTTGGGGAATTGAGCACGAAATGGAGGCACGTGATTACTTTGAAGCCGCAACGGGTTTAAAAGTAATTAACAGCACAACGATTGATAATGGTTTTATTGCAGGCACACCGGATGGAATCCTCGAAAACTGCATCGGCTTTGAAATCAAGTGCCCTTTCAATTCTGGTAACCACATAAAAAATTTGATGATGTCAAACGCTGTGGACTTACTTGAATTGAGGTCAGAATATTATTGGCAGGTTGTTTCATATATGTGGTTAACCGGATTCAATGATTGGAAATTCTGTTCGTATGATCCGCGATTCAAGGAAGAAAAAAGGATGCTGATACTTAATGTGAAGCTTATTACTGAGCATTTAGAACTCCTTAAAAAAAGGGTTACAGAAGCAAAATTGATGTTTGATAATATTATTTCTAAATTAAAATAACATGGAAGAAAAAATCGTAAAAATCGACCCGTTTGAATTCGGGTTAGATGAAAATCAGGCACAGGAAGTTGAAAAAGCTTTCATGCCAAAAATTGTCGAGCGTGACGGATTGAAAGAAGTTTACACGCAGTTGTTAACTCAGGAAATCACACCGCTACTTTGCAACGAGGCAAAAAATTTGCGTAACAAACTCGTAAAAGTTCGCACTGGGATTGCTGAAATTCATAAAACGCAGAAGTCTTTTTTTCTTGCAGCAGGGCGTTATGTCGATGCTTGGAAAAACAAAGAAACGCTCCCGGTAACTCAAATGGAAGAAAAACTAACTGAGATAGAGGAGTATTACATCAGGATTGAGCAGGCGAAAATTGTTGAACTTCAGACTTCGCGTGCTTCAGAAATCGCACAATATCAAGATGAATTTGCTTTTATTCCTGACAACCTTGGAACGCTTGCTGATGACGTTTACGCGAATTATTTGCTTGGAGTAAAGACTGCTTTTGAGCAGAAAAAAGCAGCCGCAGAGGAAGCAAAGAAAGCTGAAGAAAAAAGGATCGCGGATGAGAAAGCGGAAAACGAACGCATTCGGATTGAAAATGAAAAGCTTAAAAAGGAGCGTGAAATTTTAGAGGCTGAAAATAAAAAGCGTGAAGCTAAAATCGAAGCTGAAAGGAAAGCGAGAGAAGCTGAAGAAACAAAGCAGCGTATAGAACGTGAAGAAAAAGAACGCAAAGAGCGTGAAGCTAACGAGGCTATTTTAAAAGCTGAACGCGAAAAATTAGCCGAGGCACAAAGACAACTCGAAGCTAAAATAGAAGCTGACAGAAAAGCGAAAGAAGCGGAAGCGGAACGCGCA